CCCGCCGATAGCGTAGGTGTTATATACCTCCTCGGGCTTGAATGTGGCCTCGTTTACTGCGTCCTCGTATGAGAGCCACGAGGCCGCGCCGGTTGCCTTGACGTTGAAATCCTTGCAGAGAACGCCCGGCAAGTCCTCGGGATTTTTCTTTGCTCGCTCCACGAAGTCGGCGAGCGTGGTATATTGCTTTATCGTCCCGAGTCCGGGATTTGCCTTTATCCATGCCGTCGGGTCTGTCCACTCCTCGCGCTTGTCGAGCTCGTAGAGGACGGGGAGGAAACGCTCGTCGGTCGTCTGTCCGTCGGCGACCTCGCAAGCGTAGCCGTAAAGGTTATCGAAAACAGACTCGCGCACCGTGCCGGACGTGGTAATCATAATCACAAGCGGCTGTCGGCGGCTCGAGGTCGATTGCTTCATAACCTCGTAGAGATTGCGGTCGCGGATAGCGTGGAGCTCGTCGATAATGACGGCGTGAGAGTTGAGGCCGTCGAGGGTATTCGAGTCCGAGGCCAACGCCTCGAACTTGGAGGCCGTCGCCGGAAAGTAAATGTCGTTGCGGCGCTTTTTGAGAATGGCGGAGAGCTCCGGGCTCTGCTTCACCATGTTTACGGCCTCTGTGAGCGTCTTTTTCGCTTGGTCTTTCTTGGTCGCTACGGAGTAAATCTCCGCCGCGCCCTCGTAGTCTGCGACGAGCATATAGAGCGCAAGAGCCGCGAGGAGCGTACTCTTGCCGTTCTTTCGCCCTACAAGAAAGAGTGTCTCTCGAAAGCGCCGGTATCCCGTCGCCCTCTCGAGCCACCCGAAAAGGAGTTGTATAAATGCTTTTTGGAAAAGCTCGAGCGTCAGAGACTCGCCGAGCGTCCCTTGAGACTGCTTGCAAAACCGCTCGACGAATGTAATCGGCCTCTCTCCGACGGCCTCGTCGAAGTAATACGGCGAGTTCTCGTCCGCCGCGTCCATTTCTGCCACGAGGCGACCATACACGGCCTTTACTCGTTTGCTCGTGACGATTTCGCCGGAGGAAATCCGCTCCCAATATTCCCGGACGTAGTTCACTACTTGCCCGACCGGGCGGCGGGCTTTGTGATAAAGCTCATAAGCTCGTCACCCGCCGATTTCTTTTCTTTCTCCGGGAGCAACGCGACGAGTTGGTTTGTGAGAGCGGAAAAGGATTTAATCGTCGTGTTGTAGGCACGGAGAGCCGGAGACTCCCGGCGGAGCTTTTGCGCCCCCTGTACGAAATCCTCTATCAAGTCGCCGTTGTTGATTTCGTCGGCGAGGCGTTCCAGCGTGACGGAGGTCACGGCGAATTGATTGATAAGCCCCTCGGCAAACTGCCGCTTTTCGGGAGGCATTTCTCGGAAAAGCCGTTTAATTTTCTTCTTTTTCGCCTCGATTTTTTCAGAAACCGAGAGCTCGTCGTAGCTTTTTTTATTTGTCGCCATATAATGAGTAAACCTCCCTCCGCCCCGGTTTTACCCCCCCTCATGTGCGCGCCCGGGTCGGTTCTTCCGAGGATTGAGGCGCGGTTACTTACCGGGTATCTATTTCGGCGCACCCCGGGGGGGATGTGGCGCTGTGATAATATTTCCGTCTGCATCGAAAGCGAGGCCGTCGGCAAGCGGCGGCGTTCCCTCGTGTATCAATGCGTGACACGTCCGGCAAACTGTCTCGAGGTTATCCTCGCCGAGCGCGATTGCCGGGTCGTCGATGTTCCTCGGAGTGAGTTCTATCTTGTGATGCACGATAACGCCGGGCTCGCCACAATGGACGCATAGCCCCGCGTCTCGCTTGAGAATATATGCTCGTGTGCGCCTCCATGCCGGAGACTCGTAAAACGCTTTCGCAAACTCTCTCATACGCTCCGCCTCCGAGTGGATAAAGAGAACGCCTCGCGCATAAAGCGCGGGGCGCACGGCGGCGAGGTTTCCCTCGACCTCTCTTTACGCCTCAATGATAGCACGGGGAAAATGCAAGTTTCCATACGGATTTTTTTCGATACATGAGAATAAGTTAGAAAACGCCTCACATAGACGGCATAGCCCCCGCGCCGAAGTAGAGGAGGGCGAAGCGCACGAGCGCCTTGTTTCGGAGGTCGTAGAGGCTGGACGTGGACGAATAGCATACGGCCTCCGTGATTTCGTCCTTGCTCTTGCGCTCGATGTACCAAAGCCGGAGGATACGAGCGTCGTCCTCGTCCATCTGCGCGAGAACGTCGTCGATTTCCTCGACCTTATCCCGGGTAACTTGGATTTCCCGCATAACCTCGGCGAGCTCGAGGCAGTCCGCGAGCGCGTCGTTTACAGATTTCGCGCCCGTGTACGGCTTGGACATATCCGCCGACGGGTATTCCGACGGTGCGCCGTATCGTAAAATGCGCTCCTTTTTCCGCTCGAGATTGCCTAAAGCCGTCTCGAGCAAACCGCGAGCGCGGAGAGTTTTCTCCGCCGCCTCGAAATAGTTAATCATAGCTCGCCCTCCTCGTGCGTTATCGTGGTTTAGGCGCGTTTCCCTCCGTGGCGGTATTCGCGCCCCTTGTTGTACTCATGCTTTGCCATGAGAACGGCCTCAACGTCCACGCCCATATAGGCGAGGTAATCGAGAATACGGATAATCGCGTCGCAAAGCTCGACGGCGACTCCCTCCGGCTTGCAAGTGCCGGTTTTCTCGTCCTTGTCGCAAGAGCCCTCGAACTCGCAGACTCCGCCCGGGATGCCGCAACACCCATAGATAGCCGGATTTCCGTCGCGCCACTCCTCGAGCGCCTCCGAGACTTCCGAATGAATGAGCGCGGCGACCTCGGGAAAGCTCCGAGCCGTCTCCCACCATCCATGCGCGACCGCGTTCTCGTGGACTTCCTTTGCAAACTCGTTTACTGTCATTTTCGTTTCCTCCGTTTCGGTTTTATAAATACACCGTCCCGCCGGTAAAAGCGGGCGACGATATACTTTCCTCCGTTTACGTCGTTGTGCCATGCGCCAGCATCCGCGAGGAAATAGCCCGGATAGAGCTTTTCATACTCGGCGTTGTTGGTCGTGTCCCGGGAGAGCTCCTCGGCGCGCTTGCCGGAGATACGCCCGTCCCGTGTTTTCGGCTCCGGGTCGATAAGATTTTTCGAGGCGTTCCATGCCCGAGTGTAAAGCGGGCTCTTGACGATGTAGTGGCCGAGCCCGGCAAGGCCGCTCTCCGTGAACTGCAAACGGCGGGAGTTCGCGTACCCGAGCCCCCATAGCTTTTCGAGCTCGTCTCTATCCATTCCGCCGGATAGCGTGACGTGATGATGATAGCGCCCATTCTTGGAGCCCTTTTCCGTAACGGCTATGTACTTGAGCGGCGGGAGCCCTTGCTTTTTCCGCGCTCTCTGCACCCGGCGGATATAATTCCGTAAAAGGCGTTGCGCCTCCTCCGGGCTTTCCGGCTGGTGCTGATAGGTCAAATGGATTTCGAGGTCGTCCGGCGTAAAGTTCGCGTGGAGGAGACGGACGAGCTTTTCCTCTCTATGCCGCTGATTGAGTTTCGCTTGAGCGGCGGAGGTCGGCTTGCTCCGCTTGCCTCTGCTCCGGCCTTGCCGATAGGTCGGGTAGATATATACGTCGAGATACTCGCCGCAATAATAGCGTTTCTCTCGGTAAACTGTTCTCATGTGATACCCTCCGACGAGAGCTCGTCTATGGTCGGTTTGTTAATATTCCATACGAGCCCGTAAAAACGCGCTTGGCGCTCGATTTTTTGTCCTTGCATACCGTCCCGGAGAGTGCTATAATAATAAAGGTATGAGTAATCGCTCGTCTTTTCCGGGACGAGTCCCCGCCGACGTTCTGCAAAGCGTCGGCGGTTTCTCTTTTTCTGTCCTGCATTTTCAGTCCTCCGCGCGGCGGTAAAGTTCTACGAAGTCCACCACGAAATCGAGGATAATCCGCTTTGCCTCATAATATATAATAGGTAGGAGCAAGAGCATGAACTCGCCGCCGACGGCCTTATAGCCTCGCCACGCGAGCGCCGCGCTCAAGCCCTTTGTAAAAACGACCGCCGTCACGATAAGCACGGCGAGGAACTCCGCCGCCGCGAGGCGGCTTTTCTTTTTATGTCTCATTTTGTCCTCCAATCATACGGAGCGGGCAGTTGCGGAGGCGCTCTTTTGACACTCTGATACCCCGTGTCGCGTATATCCCTCCGCGAGCCGTGCAAGCTCCGTCGTTGCCGTATCCCTGTTTTCCGCCCATGTTTTCGTAATATTTGCAATACGCACACGCCGTCGGGATTTTTCTCATTTGCGTTATTACAACGACTTTCCCGAGGAGTTCACTCCCGGACGGCTCCCGGGCGAACTCTTTTCGCGTCGTGTGCTTGCACGGATTTCCGCAATTCCGCTTGTTGCACTCGGTATTTTTCTGCGGGTCGCACTCGTATAATTTCGGAAAGTTCATTTTTCGCCCTCCTCGTCCTCCGGGATAGGCGTAAAGCACTCACAACGGAGGACGCGCTCTTTTTCGTCTGCGTGTATCGGGCTCGGGCGGCGTCTGTCCATGCGCTCTATACACGGGATGCAGTAATCGCCGTCTCTGCCCTTGCGTGGGTCGTGTACCTCTCGAATGTTGTCGCATTTCCGGCAATCGAACTCGTACCGCCATTTCGGGAGGTTGGATTTTCTGCGTCTAACCACTTTCGGCCTCCTTGTGGCTTGCTCCCCGGCATTGAGCCGGGGAGCTTTTTAATTCCGAATTTTACAGGTCAAAGCCGGGCGCGACACCATACGAATAGCTCGCGCTGGAGTAGCTGACCGTGCCGCCGCGGTACACAACCACGAAGAACGAGGAGCTGCTCGCACGCGGGGAACGGAGCCACCAAAACCACGTTCCATCTCCGACGTGTTCTTTCACGCGGTCGCGCTCGCGCTTGAAAATCTCAAGTTGAAAGCTGTCCGGCTCCTCGTTCCACCAATCACCCGCGCCGAAAACGTCGGTCGCGGATGGTATCCACAGAGTATCCGCGTACTCGTGACGCTCTCCGTCGATTTCCTCGGACATGAAACGAGGCTCGAACGCCTCCGCGAGCTCGTCCGGGAAAAGCGGGAGAATATCCTCGAGGACGTGTCGCCGCCCCTCGCTCTTGAGGTATCCGCCCTTGTTGGTCGGCGTGTCGTTCATGCGCCACTTATCCGCGAGGCAGTCCTCGAGGACGAAGCGGGCGCGCTTCTCGTTGACATATCCGCCGCAAACGGCGTTGACGTGCTCGCCGTTCTTGAGCTCGATAGCGAACTTGTCGCCCGGGCGGATAAGCTCGAGGCCGTTCCCGCTCGAAATGGCCTTTTTGAGTTCCGCGAAAGAGATTTCCTTGTTCCTTGTGGTAATGAGTTGCATCGTCTTTTCCTCCGTTCAAAAGATTTTACAAAAATAGTGATTGCCGATAATCATATCGACGCTCTCGTTATAAGGCACGGTCGAAAAATAGACCGTATCCTCTGAAAGAATGTGCTCCCGCTCCTCTATGGCGGTATGCACCGCGAGATATTGCTCCTTGTCCGGCTCCGCCGAGTAGAGGTACGGAGCGGGGGAGAATTGCCATACGTCGCCGTATTTCTGAAATACGACCTCCTCGACCGTATCCGGGAAATAGTCGGAGAGCATACGGTTTAGAACGACCTCGACGACGGCGACTTGTCCCTCGAAGCTCTCGCCGCGCGCCTCGTGGTAGACGAGGCAAGCGAGGATATAAACGTCCTCGTCGCTGAAATGGAGTTCCGCGTATCTGTTCTCGGGCTCCGGCTCTACCGGCGGCTCCTCGGGCTCCCCCGGCGTTTCCTCTGCCGCCGTATCCGGCAAGGCCGGAGCCGGTGCTATGTATGCCAGCGTTTGCCGTTCCACCGCGAGCGGGATTTCCTGCTCGAGCGTCTCCCGTTCCTTGCCCGCCCGGAGCGCGATAATGAGCCCCAGCACGAGGACGAGCAAGAGGAGGATACCGGCTTGCATCCGGCGGCGGCGCTGTCTGCGACGTTTCCGCCGCTCCTGCCTCGTCATGGTCTGCCGCCCTCCGGCGTATCCTCGGCGAGCACGATATACTCGCACTCCCGGGCGATTGCCGTCCACCGAACGCCCCACTTGCGGGCGGCGGCGTATACGGCCTCGTATTTGTTCACGCCGTTTACGGTGAGCTCGCCGTATTCCTTGTGACGGACGAGGTATAATTTCATCGTCCCGGCAAAGCGCGGGCGGTATCCCGCCGGTGCTGATTGCTCGCGCTTCATTCTGCTACCCTCCCGTCGATAAGCTGAAAGCTCTCTCGGATAGTCACGGGCTCGCGTCTGCCTACGTCAAACTCGAGGACACAATATCGCCCGGCGGGATGAACGTAGACGACCGTCCCGGGGATTGCTTTCGGTTTTCTGTCCTTGCCCGGAACGTCGAACGTCGCGGGCTTTACCGTGATGCGGTCGCCGAGCTTAATCATTCGACGACCTCCGGCGTGTCTGCCGCCTCCGTGGGCTTGTCCGTCGCCGGAGCCTTATCGCTCGCCGCGCGGAGAAAAGCGGCTCGGAGCATATTCACGAGGGGAGAGGCCGTCGCCGGAGTCGCCGGAGCCGCTTCTTTCGGCCTGTCCGGGTCTGCCCGCTCGACGAACTTACTCAAGATAGCCGCCGAGACGACCTCGCCGACGAAGCCGCCGACCTCGTTATCGGTGAGTGTCTGCGTCCGAGTGCGGACGGTGAAAGCGCCGGTCTTGAAATCAAAGACGACATACGCCCGAGCGCCCTCCGGCGGCTCGATTTTGACCGCCGCCGCGTCTGCGATAACCTCCTCGGGGCTCGGCACGGTATAACCGGCCTTTTTCAGAATGTCCAGTTGCGCCGCGTCGAGGGCGAACGCCTCGCCGCCGAGCTTCTTAGAATAGAGCTTTTTCATTTGTGCGACCTCCTCAATCGTTCGACTCGCTGATAACGGCGATTTTTGCGAGGGCGGACGTTTGCGCCCACTCCTCGGCGAGAATACGGGAGCTCCGCTCGAACTCCTGCGAGAGTGCGGCGAAAGCGTCCTCGTTTCTGTCCTTGACCGCACTCCACATTTCTTTATGGACTTTCTCAATGTCGGTGTGCATCTGCTTTGTGCGCTCGATGCACTCTTTTAACTCCGCCCATGCCTCACGGTCAGAGGCGAAGCCGCGCCCGCGTTCCTCCATTGTGCCGGAGACGGCCTCCGCGACGGCGGCTTGCAAGTTTGCCATAAGCCGGACTCTCGAACTCGTTTCGCTCATTGTGTTATTCCTCCTTTATTTCCCCGCCTCGATAGCTCGGAGCGGACTTTCGTCGCTCATGCCTTGCATGAGAGCCCCCATTTTGAGAGCCTCCTCGCGGCTGATTTCCTGCGGCTCTACGTCTGCGCGTATTGCAAAGATACGGTGCTTTTGAATGTAGGCCGCGAGGAAAGCGTCCTTTTCTTTCTCCCAAAGCCTTTTATAGAAATCGAAAAGATACTCAATTTCCACCTTTTCGGCGGGAGTGCAATCCGCGCCGAGTTGAGTTCTAACCTTGCGCCCGCTCGCGGTATACACGAGCTCGTAGGCGTAGCCGCCCGTGACCTTATAGACCACTTGCCGGAGGATTTTCTTTTCCTCCCCGCCGTGATATGTGAAGTCGTGGCGGACGCGAGTCTCCTCGTCGAGCTCCTCCTCCGAAATGCCGTATTTCTTCATCATGCGAGCAAGGAGCTTTTCGGCGTTCTCGGCCTCGCCGCCGACTCCGTGCTCGGCAAGCGCGCGGACTTTCTTCAATAATGCCGTTTTATCCATTCTCGCGGCTCCTTTCCAGTTTTGGACACCATGCCGGGATATACGGGTCAAAGCGTTTCACGCCAACGACGCGCCCCTTGCATCTGCCGGGAGCAAAGCACCGATAGGAGATAATGTCTTTCGCCCACGGCTCCGTAACAACGTGCTCGCACCCCTCGCAAGTATGGGAAAAATCGGCGTTCATTTCTCAACCTCCGCCGCCGGGAGGCCGAGCCACCATAGCGGGCTATCCCGCTCCGGGCGGCGGCAAGCGTCGCAATCTGCCGCCGAGCATGAGAAGCAATAAAGCCGATGAAAAGCCTCGTCCCACGGTGTTTCTATTGCCGGGATTGCCCGGAGGAGGCTTGCCAGCGCCTCCGGGCTCTCCGTGATTTTCTCGAAAATGTTCATTCCGCCGCCTCCGCCGCTTTTTCTGCCTCGATTTGTGCCATAAGTCGAAAGTAGAAAATACGGTTATAGTAGAACTGCGTAAAAAGAAATCCGTCCTCGAGCCTCACGTCGTAACCGAGTTCACCGTTGAAAAAGTTGCTCAATGCCGCGTACTGCGTTTCGATGCGCTCGAGAGCCCTTGCCTTGTCCGCCGGGCTTTCCGCGCTTCTGAAAATCTTCTCCGCTTCCGCCGCGTACTTTTGGAACTTGTCGAGGAACTCCGTAAAGATTTCCTCCGGCGTGTCAAAATGCTTTGTGTTCTTAATTTTCAACAT